AGTCATAAGCACTAACATCTACTAGAGGTACACTATCTGTTAAATTCTTTTCTACAAGGTTGAAGCGTACGTCTGATAAAGGAAACTCATCCTTAAGCACTCTATTCTTAGAGTCTGGGTCAGTCCATATACCTGTAGCGTTAGCTAACTCATATGTAATACTCGCAGCTGGTTTAGCTGACGATACACTAGCTTGCAGTGATGCGTAGGATATTGAGGCGCGTATAGCCACTGTACTAGAAGTCTGCTCTTACCTTAAACTTTAGTTTATCAAAGATGGTTTGCTTACGCCCAGTTGAGTCTTCTGCCTCAATCTCGCCTTCGTAAGTACCAGCATCAACATCTAAAGTTGTGGGATTCCACTGCATGAAACACTTACCTGAAGTGTACGGTGCAGTTAACCCACAAGTAATAGTATCCAAAACTGCAGAACTTCCTAGGAGGCGAAAATGTACTCTTACGGTTTGCCCTGTAAGGTCGATAGGTGCCCACGTAGTGGCATCATCTTCATCAAGGGTTGCACCTGTCGCAGCGGTGTTTGAGTCTCTTAACGTAAAGTTAAGCTCTGGTTTGTCATCACCCGCAACAAGGTTGATTGTATCGTAATAAGCCATTATTTAACTCCTCCTGGAGGTTGTTCTCAGCATTTGGCATGCAATAAATTTGTCTTTATTATAACACTAGTTTCTTAGATAAAGCCATTATCTTCTAATTTAGTATTAGCATCTAAGTTATCCGGGTTACGTAGTCCTAATAAGTTGATCTGTTTACAGCTTTCGTTATAACGTAAGTAATATGTGTTGTTCTCAGCCTTCATGTCACCACTAATCGTAGCATGCGCCTTGTAAGCTACATAGTTAAGCAACGCCTCTGTGTATATCTGAGGTAGTTGTAAGTTTACTGTGATACTCTTAGCTAATTTAGGTGAAGCAGTATACGTAACGAGCATATCTTTCCTACCGTCCTCATCTGTACCTTTAATAACTAGCTTAGATGGGTCTTTGAATATTACAGATACGTTTACATCCACTTCATTTACTAGACGCTTTTTATCATTGTTAATAGCAATCTCTTCGCCATCTGTGAAGCTACAACTAGTAGCATGCAAGAAGTCATCTGGCAGATTAAACTCTTCACCGTTAAGTGCGAAGTCTAATTCCATATCTTTTTGTAGTATGTTGAACTTCTTATGCAACTCGATGTTAGCTAAGTTAATAAACGAGCGAAGCTTGTCTCTATTTTTAGCCTGCACTGTAGTAGGAGCGGCTGCTCCAGGAGTTAAGTCGCCAACATCTGATGTAGCTAACTGGCTAATCTCACCATTAACTAAGAAGTCCATATACTCGTAAACTTTCAAAAGGTTTCCCCTAAATAAATACTTATGGTATTTATCATACCACGTTGTGTAGTTGAGTAGTTACTTTATACAAAATAAGAACTGTCTCCTCCGTTATCAGGCTCCTCATCATCCCATAACATACTACCATCTTTACTATGCTCATCTGTTGAGACTTCACTAGGCTTCCACGCATTAAACTCACTTAACATAGAGATATTATCTATCTGGTCATCATGCTTAGACTTAAATCCCTTGATAGTTGCTAATGACAGCTCATCTATCATCTCAGATAGCTCAGCAGAGTCCCTCAGCTCCTCAGGAAACCATATCTTACCACTTTTGAATAGTGGTACCGCAGTTTGCTGGAATCGGCTCATCTTGTCCTTATTTGGGCGTATTCCTGGAGAGGTCTTCCCACGGCCTGAAGCTAAAGTAAAGTAGTTATTACGATTCATCATCTCATTCTGTATCCAAGCAATGAAACCCCCCTGCTGACCAGTAACTTCCACCCCCACCTCTTGAGGATGATACTTCTGAGCTAATCTAAACAGCTCATCTATAGATTCATTCATCAAGGCCTTCTTACAAAACCCATCTACCCACAACCAATCCCCGTTATTGTTGTACGCCCACACGTTAATCGTACTAAAGTCAGCACTTTCCTTCTCAGATGTAGCGAAGTCAGTAGTAATATAGAAGTTAAACGCCCCCAGGTTCGTCTTAACATTAGCATGTTTGTACCATATCATGTCACTGTCCTTAATTAGACGTTCCTCTTCAGACATAATACGTAGCATAAGCTCCTGGTTGAAGCCATCTAGCTTACCAGTCTTCTTAGCCTTCTCATATTGGGCCGTAACATACCTGTAATCGAATCTATCACCCCAAGCACCTTTAAACTCATCCTCTGCACAAGGAAACTTTTCACACACTGGGTACACGTTGACGTGCCATGCGCCTGATTCTACTGCTTTATACAAAGGGTCTTTAGCATTAAAGGGAGTTCCAGACCAAATAGTCTTCTTTTTAGTAGGATGTAGTGCGTAATCTACAGCTTTGTACACAGTATCCTCAATACTGGCAATAACCGTAGGCGATCTAGCGTCATCATCACTGATTAAGTCATCTAACACAGCTAATGTAGGACGTTGTCCCATCTCTTTCGCACCACGAACACCAGTCTTAGCACCATACATCTTAACAACAAACTGTTTACCTTGTGCATTCTCAAATTCCATTCTAGCATCAGTAAATCTAATCTTAGGTATGTATTTTTGCAAGAAGTCACTGTTATAGTAGCGATACTCAACGTTCTTACGCATGTTCTTAACACCGTTCTCCATGCTATCAGACACATATATAGCTAGATTTACCTTACCAAACCCAGGTATGTTGCCATACGTAGCTATGTACAAGAATAAATACTCACCCAGTACTGTAGTCTTAGCTAAACCACGAGAACACATATTAGCGATATTCTCCTTCATACCACCAACATTGTCTAACATTCTGTAATGAATCACAGGAGACTTGTGCTCCTCACCATCCTCACCGTTAACTAGCTTAATAAAGCTAATAAACTCTAATGCAAACTCACTAGGCGTATATGTAGGGTCCTCTTCATAACTTATATCATTAAGCCACTCATCTACATCCTTTTTAATTAGCTCAGACATCTACTCCTCTTCAGAACGGTTACGTAGAAAGCTATCACCAGAATTAGCGTCTGACTCAGCTTCTACTAATAAGTAGCTTACCTCCATAGAGATCTGCTCAAACCTATTTCTTTCCCGTTGGTCAGTTGATTCATTAATCCCCGCCTGTGCCATTAGTTTAATAGCTCTCAATTTACCTAAACAATCTGCCATACAATGAATCATCTATCTCCTCCATAAATTATCTATAACGATTATCAGGCCTAACCCCAATCCCAAAAGTAATCCTAACATTATTAGTTCTACCATTTTTCATTAAGCCATTTACTTACAATATAAAACATAGCACCCATAGCGCCCATACCCAGCACACCTAACATAATATCCATCATAGCTCTTCATACTCCGTTTCAATTTCAGGTTTCTTCCGAGCAATAATATCAGAATGTGCCACAGTTTGTGCCGTAACAGCTCCACTCTCGATAAGCTTCATTTGTTGTTGTGCTAAAGCTCGTGTAGTTGCACGCAGCTCATCAATAGAATCATTAGAGTAATTAACATCAATCTCAATCTTAGCTGACTCAGGGGCTTTAAGTTGCATAATCAAGCACTCAGCCGCCTTCTGTCTAACAGTTTCTGATTTGGCATCCCGCATAAGCTCAGCTTGTATATTGATAGCTTCCTGATGAATATCCATATTTAAAATATGAATAGGAACTAACGATTGCTCCATAATCTTATTAACTAAATCACCACGATTGTACGCCGTAGAATACGAGGCAATGTTCTTCCCAGTAATCCCATTATCCACTAAACGTTTATATCTCTCAGGGAACGTCTTGCTGTAAGCAAGAGTGTTCCCGTCTCCGAGTAGCTTGTAACTAACAAACTTCACAGCATTTACATAGTCCAGAGTTTTAAACTTACCTGCCTTTAACACAGTAGTAAAGCTCATCACATTATTACGGTAGTGTTCTCTGAAGTCCCCATCCTCGACATCATTAACAACATTAACCATCTCTTGTGTCACATATTTACGCATACGTGGAGGCAAGCCCCCTTGTAACTGTGATATAGAAAGCTTACTATCTATATCAACCTGTGCAATAGCGCTGCTCTTACTAGTTAGTGGCATATATATCTCCCGCAGGGTTATAAGCAAGAAAATGACTCTCTGCCTCTATAATAATTTCTCTCATACGTTCCTCATGTAAATCTTCAAACCACTCAAGCTTAGCACCGATAGGTTGAATCTCTTTAACTAAAACCTCTAATATCTTCTTCTCTACCTTGACAGCATCCTCAAACGGATCACTGACAGCTACGAACTCAGCAGTATTATAAGGTTTGTGTTGATTATATTCTTTATACCTACGCTTCAAGTCTCGTGTCATCCCCACCTTGATGTACCCAGGATAGCTGGAGTCTTTTAATATATAGATATACCCATGATTAATTGCCACCTTCTGCACACTAGGGTAACTACGAAAGTCAGACAGAGACATCTCAGACAAAGAACTAGTTATCTTCTGCATCGTCCACCTCCACCTTATCTAACTTAGAATACACAGCACGCAATTTAGGTTTTTCATCTAAAGACCCAGCAAAGAAGTATTCAGGATTAATCATAAACAAACTTCTCCGATATTTACGAATTACATTTAACTGCCGTAAGCGAGATATATATTGTGACATGTGCGAAGGACCAATTCCAGTTGTCTCCACAATATCTACCTGTCTGTCATAACAAATATTCCCATAGTGCACATTCTCAACTAAGTGTTTCAGTATGCGTATCTCATTAGGATTAAGTTGTACCAATACATCGAATACTCCGTGTTCTACTTGCATCATTAAATAGTGTGGTTTGCTCATGAGAGAATTATATACCGTATTACCTAATAAAGGAACTAATAATATTAAATAATGTAAGATATGGGGCAACTGCTTAAAAAGTAGGCAGGAAAGTTACCTCCAGACGGTAACACATCTTACCTCCAGCCGGTAACTTAGGGTATCTGAAACCCGCACAGTGACAACAACGCCCTATCTTATATCTATAAGGGGGTTTGGGGGAACGTTAGGACCCCCACCTCTTTTGAACTAAAAAGATATCATATATAGTATATAAAAGAAGGAGGGTTGCTTTCCACCCCTACGGGGTTACAAGCCCCCCTCCCCCTAACAGGGGGGAGGATTACTCTAACTAAACTTCATTTGAAAATAAAACCCGAAAAGGGTACATAAGCTACACAAGCTACACTGTATTAGCAAACCATAATGTAGCAGTAGAGAAAATTCATATAATAGTTCCAGCTTAGTAACTTACTGTGGGGCAATAGATTTTCAAAGGTACCCCCCCCTGTATTCTAAATTAACTATCTTTTTTCGTCCTACGGACGTATTGCAAGCAATTATGCTTGTACTTCTTACTTAATAGGATAAATATCATGGCTACATATAACAACTACGACATCATCATTACTGACTCAGCTACTGGTAACCCAGAGGTTATCAAGAGTGTTCACTTCTCTACGGAGCGTGCTGACTTTCCATTCGATATCTTCATCGAAATGTTACAAGGCGCAAGCAAGGTAGAGGTTCAACAGTGGAAACCTAAGGCAACTGCTACAGGTCTCAACGCTCAGCTACTGGGTGGTAAGAAAGCTTCGAAAGAAGAGACTGCGTTCTAACAGTCTAAGCTCCCTAACGGGAGCTACCCTTTTTTTACACACAACACTTAACACACAACACAGTACGATAGCACACACCTAGCACACTATCTGATAGCACGTCTAACTACATACAACCGTCCTACGGACGGATTGGCTTATTATATTAATAGGCTATATCCCTTTACTATCTGGAGCAATAACATGAAAATATGGAAACATTTAAGTAATTCAATCGTAAACCTACTAGGTCTTATAGATGACATCGTAGGACAACCTGGTCTAAGGACTGCAGTACCCACAACATTCGCTATCGTCAACGAGTCTCTAAAACAGTCACTTGTAATGAACCGAGTAGAGTCCAAACAAGAACTAATAGACTTCTTAAAAGAGCATAACGCATCAGTCGATTCAAATGGTGTAATCACGTACCACGATACCCAACCTAAGAAATCTAAAACAAATTAAAAAGAAGTAAACCTCATTTAGCACTTAGGCGTGCCTAAATCATCATGGATAAGATGTAAACAATATCTAATTCTATATACCTAGTAGTAGCCTCTAAAGCTGTGTAGTTATATAGTTTTTTTACCGAAGATAGTACCTAGAAAGTATTGCTTTAACCCCATAAGATATAGTAATACTATCCGCTGTATCTTATTTAATCTTGGATAGTAAAAATAATAAACGGAGTTCAATATGGCTACAAAGCTAATCAACACACAATCACCTCGCAAGAGCAACACTAACAACACAGACCAAGAATACTATAACCTCTACTATTCTGCTGATGACAACTGTGTATTCACGCCATCAAGTAAAGCTATGGCTGGTGCATTAAATGCAGACACTGTATTCAAAATTGTTACTAACCGGCTTACTAACGATGTACTGTTTACAACTACTAAGGCGTATAAGAAAGGCAACAAGACCTTTACTAACTTTAACGTTAAAGTAATGCCTACAGCTGGTGAACACAAAGACAAATATGTCTCTGCTGGTTTCATTAACTACTATACTAACTCTCTTACTGAAGCTTCTTCTGAAGTTGAACGTACTGAAGCTATCAAGCATCTTAGAGAAGAACTATCTACGCTTACACCTGAACAAGTAAGCAAGCACATCACTACTGATGACGCTACACAAATAGTATCTGTACTGTAAATCTATATAAACTCTAATGGCATTAGCTGTTAGAGTTTTATTTTTCTATTGCTCACAAGAGGATAGTACTAAAAGGAGATATCTATGATTGACTACGCAATCCACTTAGACTTATGGTGGTACTACTACACCTGGCAATCAATAATCATCACTTAGTTTGTACCTATAGCTAAACACAGTTAGTCCCTTTATCGAAGCAACTGATACTAGACAATCAGTCATATATTGATGGGACACCAACACACAACGAGTTAGCATTAGCTAACACCACTAATGCACTTTCATATCAATACTAGTTGAGATATGATTGTGTGTTTTTTTATTAAATATGAGGATAGTAAAATGGAAATGAATCAATTACAAACAGAAAAGTTTTATAGTAAGACTAACACTAACAGCATCATCATGGATGACCTAAACAGCGCGTTACCATTACAAATGTATATGGATATTAATACTGCTATAACTAAATACCGTACGGGGGAGTACTATAACTCTAAGAGGGTACGTATTACTAAACTTGCTACTACTGAAAAGATAATAAGAGCTATATTCTGTAATATTCTACTAACTGATAGACAACGTCCTATACAAGACCCTGCAACTGCTATTGGGTTTGCTGTAGGTATGGATAATCCTGTTGACGCGGTTAAAACGGGAGCTGAATTGCTTGCTGTTACTGCAGATACTAACCTATTTGATATACTAATGTATTCAGATGGTACAGAGATTAAACCTAAGCTAATTATTGAAGATAGTACTCGTAATAAGCTAAATACTTTACAATTCCTACCACCTTGTAAGGAACAACCACAAGACTGGATAAATAACACCACTGGAGGGTGGCTATTTGAACATAAGAGCGTACTTCTAGGCAACGGTAACCATCATGAAGGATACCAAGCTTTAGACGCTTTAAACGCCTTGCAATCAGTTCCTTGGACTATTGACGCTGATGTACTAATCAACGAAAAGGACACAAATACAAATATGAATCAAGAGCAATTTCTTACTATTGCTAGTGAGTATATTGGTTCTGATTTCTACTTTGTATGGAGATATGATAAGCGTGGTAGAAGCTATTCATCTGGTTATGACCTAAATATTCAATCTAATGAGTATGGCAAAGCTTTACTTTCATTAAGCAACCAAGTTCATGTAACTAACGTTGATAATCTTAAGATAGCTATAGCTAATCATGCAGGTCATGACAAAATGACATGGAGTGATAGAATTGATTGGTTTGATAAACAGAATGACCAATTTGAGACTGCAGACTGGGACGAACCTATCCTAGGTAGGAAAGCTATTAATGCTTATCAAGATACTATTAATGGAGAGTCTACTGGGTATGTAATGTCTTTAGATGCTACAGCCAGTGGATTACAAATTATGTCTGCACTTACTGGGTGTATCAAGACTGCTAGAGCATGTAATATGATTAATACAGGTAAGCGTGAAGACTTGTATACTATGATATCTGATGAGATGAATACTAAATTATCATTAGTTGACTATGTTGATAGAAAGCTGGTTAAGCAACCTATCATGACGCATTACTATAACTCTAAGGTTGTACCTGCAGAAGCTTTTAATGAAGCACAGTTAGATGTGTTTTATAAAGTCTTAGATAATGCATTTGAGGGAGCTGAAGCACTGATGGAGACTGTCAATTCATTCTGGAATTATGATACTGATGTGCATACCTGGACACTGCCTGATGGACATGTAGCTAGAGTACCTGTAGTAGAGATGGCAGATACTAGAATCGAAGTAGATGAACTAGAGCATAGAACGTTTACATACAGATATGCTAAGCAACAACCATCTACAAACTTTAAGAGTCTTGTAGCTAACATCATTCACTCTGTTGATGGGTATATAGCTAGAGAGATGGTACGTAGAAGTACCTTTGATTTAGTTCATATCCATGATTGTTTTGTATTCTCACCAGAATACATGCAAGATGTTTCACAGCTGTATAGACTAATTATGGTTGAAATAGCTGATAGTAATCTATTAAGCGACATTCTCAGTGAGATTAGAGGTGAGTACATAGAAGTAAATAAGCTAACTAATACGCTGTCTGCAGAGATAGCTAAAAGTGAATACATGTTAAGTTAATATAATCCCTACGCCTTATGGCGTGGGGGTTTATTTTTTTATTATGTCTTATGTGGACTCCGTCCACTGCTTTGAAAAATAACTATAAGAGATGATAAAATGAAACACTTTTTAAACTTATATCGAGATGATTTTGTAGAGGGAATATGGCGACAAATCTGCGAACAATTAGATATACCAATAACAGCTGAACAAGCTGAAATTGTCTTCCAATCTGTAGACTTTAAGTAACCACTCAAAGTATCAAAGCGCAAGACTAACTATACCAACTAACCTACAAAAGGCGAGATGAACTCTAAACATTACCTGAACTTCCAAATAGGAACGTGTTCCCACAAGGGATGCGTGAATATGGTCAACAAAACTTGTTGGCTAGATGGGCTGGAATTTAAGAAGTATGCACAACATGCAGAGCATCTACACACACCTAAGCTGTGTATCGCAAGACGCCAAGTAGACTTATACAAGACAGAAGGACTGTTATATAATGACTAATTCATCACCGTGGTTTACAACCCTCACAAACCCATCACACCTATCTTTTACTACTGAACAGCAAACTATTATTGATAGTACTGAAGAATGCGTATTAGTTAATGCAGTAGCAGGTAGTGGTAAAACCTCTGTACTTATGGAGATAGCTAAGAAGTACAACAACGGATTATATTTAGCATTCAACAAAGCTATTGTTAAAGACGTAATTCCTAAATTACCACTAGGATGGAGTTGCAAAACATTTAATGCCTTTGGGCTACATATGGTTTACCAAAACATACCTAAAATTAAGGTAGATTTTACTAAATACTCTACCTTATTCGGTAAGGGGGAGGCTACACATCTGGCACAGAAACATATGATACTTGCAGGAGACGCTACTACTGCTTCATGGGAAGAGACATGTAGACGTTTTACTATCTCAACTGCACATATTGAAGATGCTAAACACATATTAAAGCAAGGCATGGCCCTACAAAACTTAGTTAGTGGTGATGAAATGCTAGAATACCCTATTCAAAATGGATGGCGAAGTGAGCACTATGACATTGTCTTAGTTGACGAATGCCAAGACCTAAACCCACAACAGATTAAATTTTTAAGCTGTATTCCTACGAATAGAATTATATTTGTAGGAGATTTAAACCAAGCTATCTATGGTTTTAGAGGGAGTGATCCATTCGCTGTAGAAATGGTTAAAAAACAATACTCTCCTACGGAATATCCTATGCCTGAGAGCTTCAGGTGTCCTATAGAGATACTTAATGAAGTAAAGGATATTGTGCCTCAGATTACAAGTAATAAGTCAGGAGGAAGCGTACACACGATACCTAAATCTGCAGTAATATATCCAGATAGCTGCTTTGTAACAAGCAGAACAAACGCCAGTCTTATTAGATTAGCACATAAACTAATTAGTAAGAATGAACACTTTGCAATTAGTGCTCTCTTCGTGAATGCATTAACAGCACGAATAAATCCAGTGTTAGCTGCGAGTAGTACTATTGAAGAAGTAAGGGACTTACTTGAACAAAAGTATAACGATGAGTTAAATAGATACATGCAAATGGGGTGGAATACGGCAAATCTAGTTGATAGATACAAAGGTCTTATTACAATTGCAAAGAATTGTACAAGTATCAAAGGAATTAAAGCATTTATCTCTAATATGCGTCTTCATACAGTCAGTGGGAGTGAGCGCAAGCTTATAACTATTCATGCTGCTAAAGGACTTGAAGCAGAACATGTATTCTTCTTAGACCCTGATACCTGTGCATATTTTAAAACTAAAACAAATATTGAATGGGAAAAGCAACAAGAAGATAATTTATATTATGTTGCGTGTACCAGAGCACTGAAAACACTAACCTTCGTTAGGTGATGGAGTTAATACCTATTAGCTTTGATAAAATTAAAGCGGGTATGTCAATTCTAGTAAATTTAAAGAATATACCGAATGACTTATCCAGACACACCGTAAGTCATACCTCTGCTGGGCATCCTGGCAGATTGACTATCTATTGTGAAAAGGGTTTTTATTTTTATGAAAGCGATTTCACAGAAATCTTTTTAGACAACGCTGTCAATAATACATTTATACTACTAGAAGGTAATGTAGATATTACCGACTATAACACCTAAAATTTAAGGAATATTATGAGTGACACTGACGTTATTATCATTTCAGCTATTGTAGGCTTCGTAGGATATATTCAAGGAGTTCTCTACACTCGGAAAAGGAATAGAGAAATAAGTCTACATATTCGCTCAGATATTATACAGTCTGCATACGACCAAGGTTTTATTGATGGGTGTGAACAAGAATCTAAACAACAAGAGGAGTCCTAATGACCATCACCTTTATACAAGTAGCGCTATTCATTTTTTTAGCTCTAATGTTAAGACAAATAATTAGCTTTGCTAAACTAAATAAACAGGAGAATGTAAATGCATCTATTAAAGAGCGTTAATCAATATGTTGATATTTCAGGTAATATCTATGCTATGAGCCCTAACGGAAACATTGATGATGTGACTAATAATAAATTAGGCAACATAACTAATGCACCGCTAACGTGGTGGAATCACCTATCAGCTTACGATACTCGTATTGCTGACATAATCTTTGGAGGATTAAACCATGAGCAACAAAACTAATCAATTCATGACCTACTGTAGTAACGAGGACAAAGCAGGCTTTGCCAATATCACAGATACTCTCGATACCTTACTAGACGATTTAGACGGCTGGAAAGAGCAGGTTGATACGTATAGTAGACGTGATGACAAGTTTGTGGACAAACCCCTAAAAAGAAACCGTGGAGATTACCAGTATGGAAGGGGTTAAAAATTACTTTAACACAGAGCATTGTGAATTAAGTTGTAAATATAATAGTGATAACAAGTGTCACATGTACAAACTACCTTTATCAGTATTTATAAACACAGCCTTTAAAGATAACGTAACTAACTACGCACCTATGTGTGGATGCTTACCTGAACTTAAAGAATACGCTACTCATCTATTATTAGAAGGCAAGGTGATTGATGGGTAGATATTATCAAGGAGATATTGAAGGTAAGTTCTGGTTCGGTTGCCAAAACTCTACAGATGCTGAATTCTTCGGAGCTAGAGAAGAACAAGATTTCATAAACTATTGTGTAGACGATGTAGATACAGTTCTCACAGGAATCGATAAATGTAAAGACGCTTTAGGCGACTTGATTTATTTATTTGATCTAGCCTATCGAGGGGATATAAAAGATAACCCTGATTGGCAGAAATTAAGTGAAGAAAAACAAACAGAAATGTATGAATGGTTTGCTAGATTAGATATAGGTATGCGAATACTTAAATATTTTATGGCTAACCCAGACGACTACTGTAACTTCACAGCAGAATTATAATAAGGAGACCCTCATGGGACAAGTTAAACGAATGCTTTTTGAAGAGCAAGAACACGATGCACTTATGCGTGATATGGAACCTGACTTCGATGACTATGCATTAGCTATTAAAGCTAAAGAAAAGGATGATTATCGTGACTGGGAAATTGTAGACGAAGAAGGTGAATACTGTAAAAACTGTGAGCACTGTGAACGAACTAAAGATGCTTATGGTACTGGTGACAGTCCTACTATGCGTGAGTGTACTGCAGATGACCCTACTGAGTGTCCTGGATTAATGTCATGACTGATTTATTAAATTTTATCAATATGCATGCACATGCTGAACGTAACGGTACGTTAACTATTGAGATGGATGATGATTTCATTGTAGTATCCACAATAAGTGGTGTTGCGAACTATAAAAACAGTTACTGCAAATTAACTCACTACTTTACTAGAGATGCTCAAGAATTTGAATTGACTATCCCATATAGTAACTTAAACAAAGAAGGTGAATCTTTAACAGACGGAGCTGAACCAATCGTTATAAAAACAGTTAAAGATTTTCCGGAGAGCTATCTAATACAGACGTATTATGGTTTAGAGCTATCCTCTAGAACTGCTAATTGTTTGAGGGCAGAGGAGATTTTCTTTGTTGGTGATTTAATTCAAAAATCTGAGCGAGATTTATTGAGAACGCCTAACTTAGGTCGTAACTCATTAAACGAAATTAAAGAAGTATTAACTGACCTTAATTTACAATTAAAAACAAAAGTACCTGACTGGCCACCTATCGATTTACCTGAATTAGAGGGTTAAATAAAAGGGATTCGAGGGTACCCTACAAGGGCTTTAACTAATTATCAGCACTGCTGGTGTTTGTAAAAGATAACTACCCAACTCTCACCAAATAAAACAAGAGAATGAAGATGAATGATGAACTAAAGGCATATGTAAATGCTTATATGGATG